CACATTTCAGACAACCATGAGAGTTTTAATTTTAAGAAGCACCGTGAAGTAATTCGCAAGTCTATTCTCAATCTTGAGGTGATGCCTTCAATGCGTGCGTTGATGACTGCCGGTCCTGCACTTCTTCGTGATTCGGTTGCAGGCTACAACTGCTCATATCTTCATATTAACAAACCAAAATGTTTTGATGAGATGATGTACATTCTCATGTGTGGCACAGGAGTTGGATTTAGTGTTGAAAGAAACTTTGTCGAAAAATTACCAACAATTTCAGAAGACTTTACAGAAAGCGAAACTACAATTGTTGTTGCGGATTCTAAAATTGGCTGGGCAAAAGCCTATCGAGAACTCATTTCGCTACTCATTGGAGGTCAGGTGCCAAAGTGGGACTTGTCAAAGATTCGTCCTGCAGGGGCAAGACTTCGAACCTTTGGTGGACGAGCGTCGGGTCCTAAACCTTTGGATGAACTTTTCCACTTTACCGTTGAAATCTTCAAAAAAGCAGCAGGTCGCAAACTCACTTCCATTGAATGCCACGACATATGCTGTAAAATTGCTGAGATCGTAGTTGTTGGTGGTGTTCGTCGTTCTGCTTTGATTTCTCTGTCTGATCTCACTGATGACCGAATGCGTCATGCAAAGAGTGGTAGTTGGTGGAACACAGAGCCGCAACGAGCATTAGCAAACAACTCTGCTTGCTACAAATCAAAACCAGAAATCGGTACGTTCATGGACGAATGGAACTCTTTGTATCGTTCGAAGAGTGGTGAACGGGGTATCTTTAATCGTCAGGCGGCCAAGAATCAAGTCGAAAGTATCGGTGATGATCGACGAGATTCCAATTATGACTTCGGTACAAATCCATGCTCAGAAATTATTCTTCGTGATAAAGAGTTTTGTAACCTCTCTGAGGTTGTTGTTCGTGCAGATGACACACTCGAAACTTTGAGAGAAAAGGTTCGTGTTGCAACAATTATTGGAACGATTCAATCTACGCTGACAAACTTTAGGTATCTTTCAAGTGATTGGAAAAACAACTGCGAAGAAGAAAGACTTCTTGGTGTTTCTCTTACTGGTATTATGGACTGCTCAATTCTAAATGGTGAGCATCCTGATCTTCGTGACGTTTTATCTGAACTCAAGGATGTCGCAATCAAAACAAATAAAAAGATTGCAAAAGATCTAGGTATTCCTGCGTCTGCTGCAATCACCTGCGTCAAGCCCTCTGGTACAGTCTCGCAACTTGTCGATGCTGCTTCGGGTATTCACGCACGACACAGCAAGCATTACATTCGAACTGTTCGTGCAGACAATAAAGATCCATTGTGCGACTTTATGAAGAAAAAAGGATTTAAGAACGAGCCTTGTGCTATGAAGGGCGACAAGGTTACTGTTTTCTCATTCCCCATTGAATCACCAGACAATGCAACTGTTCGTGAAGATCAAAATGCAATTGAGCAACTTGAACTGTGGCTGATCTATCAGAGATACTGGTGTGAACACAAGCCATCTATCACTGTCTCTGTTCGTGAGCATGAGTGGATGGATGTTGGCGCCTGGGTCTACAAGCACTTTGATGAAATCTCTGGCATCTCATTCTTGCCATACAGCGAACATACTTACGCACAAGCACCATACCAAGAGTGTTCAAAAGAAGAGTATGAAGCGTTGTTGGCTGAGACACCAAAAGATATTGATTGGTCGGAACTACAAGACTTTGAGAAAGAAGACAACACCGCTGGCAGTCAAACGTATGCTTGCTCTGGCGACTCCTGCGAAGTTGTAGATTTGACTTGACATTGAAGTTTTACTCGGTATAGTTGATATTGATGAGAAAAGTTTGTCGCACATGCAAGCGAAAAAGAAACGTAGATAAGTTTGCGTTTGCTGGCGTTCCTAGTGAAAAAAAGTATCGTCGCACTCAATGTAAAGATTGCGACAATGCACTTCGCAAGGAAAGAATTATGAAGACGAAGCAACAGTATATCGAATACAAAAAAACATGTACTTGCTCTCGTTGTGGCTACAGCGACTATAGAGCCTTGCAGTTTCACCATCTCCGTGACAAGAAACACAATGTTTCGGATATGGTGAACTCAGGCTTTTCTTTTGGTGCAATTATGGAAGAAATCAACAAGTGTGAAGTAGTTTGTGCAAACTGCCACCAGATTGAACATTTGATGGAGAGTAAAGAACAATGAGAAAGTATGGTATCTGGATTGAAAGTCTTCAAACTTGGGTAAAAGAAACCTATGTGAGAAACGAGAGAACAAAAAAGTATCAACCAGTCTACAGTTTGTTTGCCACTCTCGATGAAGCCAATGCTGCTGCTGACGAAATTGATTGGGAACCAGTCAATCTTAAAAGAAAGTCTTGGAAGAAAATGAATCGCTATGTCGGTAAAAAGTTTACAGGCGATGATTGTGGTTCACCAATTCAAAAGTACACCAAGAAGCGAAGAAAAAAAATCGAAGAGAGTACCAATCTTGAAAATCTCGAACCAGGATTTTCTCAGAAAAACTTCGATGAGAATATGAAAAGGAGCGCCAAATGATTCTGCTCGATTACAACCAAATTGCAATTGCTTCTGTGATGGCACAAACTCGTGGCGACAAACCGCAAGAAGATTTGATTCGCCACATGGTTCTAAACAGTATTCGCAACTTGAGAAATAAATTTAAGAACGATTATGGTGAATTGGTCATTTGTTGCGACACAGGAAACTATTGGAGAAAAGATCAATTTCCTCACTACAAAGCATCCAGAAAAGTGAAGCAAAAGAAATCTGACTTTGATTGGAATCTTTTGTTCTCAATTCTAACCAAGGTTCGTGAAGAACTGCAACTTTTCTTCCCATACAAAGTCTTGTATGTGGATCGCTGTGAAGCAGATGATGTGATTGCAACTCTGTGTAAGAAGTATCATCAATCAGAAAAGATCGTGATCATCTCTTCTGACAAAGATTTTCAACAACTGCAAAGGTACAAGAATGTAAGACAATGGAATCCAATCAAGAATTCTTTTGTGAAATGTTCAGACCCAGAAAAGTTTCTGCAAGATCTAATTATTCGTGGAGACACATCTGATGGTGTGCCAAACGCACTGTCTGAAGATGACTGTTTGGTTGATCCTGAAAAAAGGCAGAAGCCTCTGACCAAGAAAATGTTGGCGTATTTTCACGATCACTTCTTGAATGAGAAGACGCCACCTGAATATGAAGAAACGTTGAAGAGAAATCAATTACTTGTAGATTTCGGATCTATACCAGACGAGTTTACTATAAATATACTTGAAGAGTATGAAAAAGAGCCACAAGGAAATCGCTCACGACTCTTCAATTACTTTATTGCAAAAAGGCTAAAGGTTCTCATGGAGAACATACAGGAGTTTTAATCAATGTACAAAATGACAATTCCAGAGATTCTAAACGAACTTGGAAATATCAAAACCTATGGTGAAAGAGTCAGTTTCTTGCGAAACAATTCTAGTCAACCTCTCAAAGACGTTCTTCGGTATATCTTTGATGACAATGTTGTTTTTCCTCTAGATGATCTTCCACCTTACAAAAAGAATGATCAACCAGATGATCTGGCAGACAATACTCTTTTTCAAGAGGCCAAGAGACTCTATATTTTTGCACAGCCAAAGATAGATCAAATGGGGATGGTTCGCACAGAACAGAACTTGATTCCACTTCTCGAAAGTGTTTGTGCTTCTGAAGCCGAGTTGATTGGTGAAATTATCACAAACAAGGTGAAGAGAAAGAACCTTACCAAGAAATTAGTTACGGAGTCTTTTCCAGGTTTAATCCCATGAAAAAGAGTAAGAGTAAAGACCGTTTAGATGATTCTCGTCATCGCAAAACGAAAGTCTTTAAGCAGAAGAACGTGAAGTCTCGTAGACAGACATTCAAAAATATGTCAAACGATGTGAAGACAAACACTGATGATGTTTACAACTACGATGTCGAAACGTTTGAAAAATTTAATAATTGATCTGTTCGAATAATTCTCGACACACAAAGTAAGAGTCTGCTATATCAGACAATGGACTTATCGCCTGTTTTGTATTGAAAATTTGTTTGAGATTCAAACCGGTATCAAGTCGAAACTGTCGAACGATCTCTTCCTTGTTTGCGTTTCCTTTTCCTGACCATTTCTTCTTTATTTCAGTTGGCGTAAAAACTGAAACAGGAATAGGAATTTGATAAAGTTTGTATTTTAGAATGCCCGTATTTTCAGCGATGTTAAAAACTCTGCCCTTGGCAGCAAACGCATACCCTTCGATAGCAACTTGTTCGCACTTTGCGACCTTACCGATTGCCCAATCAGCAATTGAGTCATATCGTTGTATGTCTGTTTCCCATTCAAAGTATTTGTCGCCGAAGATGTTGGTCTCAAACTTTTCGCTGTATTTGTTTTTGTCTATCAGATAATGGAATCTACATGCCTTTGGATCAAACTTTCTTTTGTTACCACTGTAAATGCAGATGCATGGACAGGTCATTGAGTAATCAATGCCAGCGATACAAATTTTCTGATTTTTCTGATTAGACACTTGACAAACCTTTTTTCTATGCTATTATTTAGAAGTCAACAAAAAACCTCTGAACCAAAAAGGAGAAAAAATGAAATTGAAAGTTGGCGATAAAGTATGGCTTCCATCTCGAAGGAAAGAAGCCGTCGTGACTCAGATTGATACCTTGTACAACTCAAAGTATCCTCAATGGAGTCCACAATTTCAAGTTATGTTCTCTTCACCCATTTGGGGAGAAGAGTGTGAGTGGATCAAACCCACTGAACGAATCACACGTTTTAGGTCTTTCAAGAGCAGAAAAGGAGAATATTATGCTCAAAGTTCGTAATCCAAATACTGGAAAATTTATGGAGCCAACCTCCAACAACTGTCTCGACTGCCATATCCCAGAAGAGGGAATGGTTAGCCGAGTCATGGCAAAGCGAGTTCACGACAACGATGTGTTGTTTATGAACAACGGTACTGAGGTTCTCGTTGAGAAAGTCATCGAGTTCTGTGGTGGTCAAAACGCCGAACCAATGATTTACATTGGCTTCGAAAACGAAAATGGCGACGGTCTTAACTTCCGTGGCTATCGTCCAAATGATCGTGTTGCGATCATTGAAACTCCTGAGAATCGCAAGATTCGTCGGGACATCAGCCGGCACGGTTGATCCTTTCTGAAGGGTTAGGGGTGTGAAAGCACCCCTGCCCAATTTTATGGAGACAAGATGAGTCAGTATAGATTGCACATTGATATTCCTCTCAACACCGATGGGAAAGTTCCTACAGAAGTAGTCGAAAAGATTATGACTGTATTTGACAAATCAAACTTCTGTGTTGAAGGGATACAATGTGTAAACTATCGTCTTGGTCATGATGATGACCGACAACGTTCGAACTATCTTGATATTAACGAGAACGGTCATTGTAGTAATAGGAAATCAAAAATTGTCTATGATTGAAACTAAAAACCATACAAAAAGAAAAATTGAAACCACGCTATGTTCGATGATTGTTTTGTTTGGAATAAGTTTGCTAGGTTTGATCTGGCATGTAATTACTCTATGAGGAAAATACGCGCCGTGGGAGGAACTGGCATTTCTCAGTGCGACTTATAATCGTGCAAACTT